CACAGCACCCTCGGCCACGTTGTTGATGAACAGAGGCCGCTGCTGGCCGTCAACAGCACCAAGGAGGATGCCCTTGCCCTGCGGGGACAGAACGATGCCGTTCATGATGCCGCCTGCGGTAGCGATAGCGGAATCAGCCGCAACGAGGCCAGCATAGGCGTGAGTGCCGCCGATGCCGGATGCGGTAGCGGCTCCAAGGGTGTCAAAGTTCGCACCGGGAGCGCCGGACGCGGGGCCGAAGACGGTGGCATCAAACTTCTGGGCCAGAGCCAGAGGCAGACGGGCAACAATAGCATCATACAGGGAAGCAGCGTCACGCCGGAACTCATCGGAGAACGGGACGATAACGGCAAGCTTGTAAGCCTGCATGATCTTGGTGGAAAGGCCGGGGTTGGAAACGGGCTTCTTGCCAGTCTCTTCAACCCAGTCGGCTTCCGGATCACCAGTGATGACGGGGATGGTCAGGCCACGGCCGGGGAGCGCGATTTCGCGCGCCAGCTGCATGACTGCGGATCTCTCTTGGACTTTCTGCATAACTTCCTGCGCAACTTCGGTCGGCAGGGAAATGTTGGTGCGATTAGTAGCAATACCAGCCATTTTTCATATCTCCTTTGTGGAAAAATTATAGGTTATCTTTCGCCCATTCGGCGAACTTGTCACGCGTGGCAGTTGTCAGCGTGTTTCGGGCTTCGCCGCCGTCTTTAACAACGGGGTAGCCCTGCGGGTTTGCTTTGGCAAATTCCATAATGGCTTTTGCCTGTTCAGCACAGGCCTCCTCGGTTTCGCCCGTCAGCAACGATGCCGGGACTTTCATTTCGCCCGCCACCTTGTCGCGGATGTCGCGGATAGCGTTGCCGCGTTTGATGCTGTCCAGTTCGTTCTGGAGAGCTGCGGCCCTTTCGGTTGCCTCTTGTAGTGCCTTGTCGCTGCCGCCCTGCTTGAGGGTGGTCAACTCGTTCTGCATATCGGCGAATTTGCCGCGCAGTTCTTCAAGGTCACCCTTGGCCTTGTTGATGTCGGCCCCGTTGAGATTCATGATTTTATCAATCTGCTCATCGGTCGCATCGGGGAAAAGTGCGGTGATGTCTGTGCGTTTCATTTGGTTCCTTTCTTGCCTACGCTTTTTACGGGGTTGCGTCCCTTGGCTTGATAGTTTTACGGCTTCCCGGCCTTGATATATGAAAAAAGCACCCAGCTTTCGGATGCTTTAATCAACGTTGATTTCTTCGGCGGCAGAACTGTTTAATTCTTTCCGCTTTTGGTATGCGTCACGCTTCTGCGCGTTAATGGCTTCGCGGTTCTTTGCATATGCTTCGCGCCGCATGGCGTTTATCTTGTCTTTAGGCGAACCATCATCCGCGCCGTAATACATATCGCGGTATTCATCCGGGTCATAGCCCTCAACATCAGATGTCGAATTGAATCTTATTGCGTATGTGCAGTCGCAATTCGCGTGGATGTGTTCAGCGTGACCGCCTTTGATTGCCTTTTTAGATGCCCTCTGCCAGCCGTTAGAAGCAAGGGTAATGCAGAACGCGCAAGTGTCGCCAACGGGAATCCACGCCCATTCAGCGCCGTCACGGAGCGCATTTTGCATGGTGGTGTCAACGCCTGCCATTTTGACAAGCCTTGCAACGCCGCTTGAAAGCATCTCCGTGTTCTGGGTGCGCTTCTGAATGCCAAGCACTGTGTTTGCAACTTCGCCGTAAGTCGCAGTTGCCGCAGGCACAGCCGCTTCCAGCGTCTGCCCGGATGCAAGTGCAAGTGCGTCATACATCTCAGCGGCAAGCGCGGCAGCGGCTTCGCCATACTTCGTAGCAAGTGCGTAGCAGTAGCCGATAAGTGCGTCAGTCCCCTCTGGTGTCAGCACATCATGGGTGGTCAAATACTTATCGGCAAGCCTCGCGGCTTCTTCATTGATCTTGCGCAGATCGGAAATGTATTTGTTCCAAACCTTGCGTGTTATCGTCATTCAATGCCCAACTCCTCCAGAACGGCAACGCCACGCGCCCGCTGTTCTTGGGCTTTAATTCTCCGAATGTCGGCCTTGCTAAAGCCAATCATTTCGGCGAACACATCCGTTTGCGCGAAGTTCGGACGCGCAGACGCGATCTTGATTGCGGCATCTGCGGTCACAGCGACAGACGGCATTGCGGGGTTCTTAAAGTGTGCGACAATACCAAGCTGGTCTTCGGGCAGCTTGTCAATGGTCGTGTTGTTGGCAATCGCAAGCGCCATGAGCGCGATGTTGCGGAGAGCATCGCCGTTGCCCGTGTTCATCTGTTCTGCCATGCTGACAAGCGTGACAGACTGTGCAAGAATCGCATCAGAACTGGTCGGGTTGGCATCGTTCACAACGCCAGTATCAGAAACGGTCAAGCCTGTAGCGGCTGAGAACTGCGTTGCAAGAATCCGAAGCATTGCAACGTGCGGTTCAATATTGCCCTGCGCAAGCTGCCCAAAGGTCGGCTTTTCGCCCGTTTCCGGGTTGACCGTAGAAGCAAGCATATTGCCAACGTACTGCTTGAACTTGGCATTGATGACAGCTTCGTATTGCTCATCGGTCACGCCAAGCAAATACTTTTGCGGGGCCGTGGCAAACTCAAGGCCAATTGTCGCATTTGCGATGGTGCGAACATAGCCTTGAATCAGCCGCCGCACAGGTTCTTTGATGCGGCTACGGCCAAAAGGCTTGTCGCTGGTGGCGTTCCACACAAGCGGCTCCATGAGCGGCCTGCCCATGCGGTGCGGGTAATATTCCGCACTCCAATTGGAATCCACACGATGCAGAACGATGATTGCCCGGTCGGTGTATACGTTGATAAGCGCAGGTGTCCAAGTTTCGTCTGTCGTGTTATCCGGGGCCGTGTCAATAATAGCCATGCCGTAAGCAATGCGGCCCTTGTTGCCGTCCCAGCTTGCCGCCGCCGTCTTGGGGCTGTGGAAGCGGATTTTGCAACCGATTTTCGGATCAGCCGACAGCGTGGCAAAGTCGCACCCGAATTTCAGTTCATCACGGGCGGCTTTCATGTATTCGGCAACAAGCCTGTTGGCGGTCACAATGTTGTTAAGCTGTTCAACATCTTCGCCGTCAGTGCCAACGAAACCGTCAAACATGGAACGGGCCGCGAGGACATCAACGCACTTTGCACCCCACGCGCAACCGATTTCAAGCCTGGAAAGGCCGTCCGGGAGCGCAATGCCAAGGTTGACCTCACGCAGGGAAACTTTGCCCTCGTAGTATTTTTCTTTTTCGTTGTTTGCCGCCCGGTGCTTTTCATAGATTTGGAGCAGGTCGGCAAGGATGCCGATGTCTTCCGGCGCGAGGCCAGAAACGCGCCTCGGGTCAAGTTTGAAAATCATTTTGTTTCACCCTATTAGCATTTTTTTGGCGGGATTCCGTTTGGATGTCTTCGCGCCCCAAAGGGCAAGGGAACAAGCCTCAATTGGTGCGGAGTTATCGCCACCAAAGCCCCAGCCGCCGCCGATGGGCCTTTTTACGGATGTAATTGCGCTGTCTCGCAAGGCTTCCTGTCCGTAATACCAAGTAACTTGCTGTTCGTTAAGCGCGTTTGTGAGCGTTCCAACAGCCGCCACGATGTCACGGGCGGTTGGCCTTATCACGCTGCCTTTGTACTTCCATGTCTGCGCGATCTTGTCAACGAGGACATCCGCGCCATTCCGGCCATCAATGACAACGCAGGCAGCTTTATCAACTCTTTCGTTCAACCAGTCTGCCAACCATTGCGTGCCGTGTCCCGTTGGCTTGCGCTCAATCATTGAGATTCTTGCGGGGCCGTCCTCTGGAATCACAGCGCCGCACAAGCACACTTCCGCGCCGTCAAACGTAAACTTTACGCCATACGCTGTCTTGCCGTCTGGTTTCTGCTCATTCGATTTGCAGGAATCCCAGACATCTTGCGCAATCGCATAGTCTTCTTTATGTTCCAGCACAGGTGACCACCAGCCAAGGCGCTCACGGGCAAAACCGTCCTTGCTCATTGACCGCATTTCTTCGGCGGTAAATTCTTCATCAAGCCGGATGCCAAGCGCTGGGTTCGTCATGTACCACAGGCTTGTGTCATCGGTTTTGATGTCCGAAATGGTTTCAGCCGCAACGCTCCATTCGTGCCAAGCGTCATGCCTGCCCGGCTCCGTGGTGCTGACGGTTCGCCGCCTGCGGAATACTTCTCCGGGGCAACCGGGGTAAGGCGGTGTCCCCGTGTAAATGATCTGGCGCGTTCCAGTTGCCGAAGCTGACAGCGTAGCCATGATTGCTTCAACTTGGTCATCTGTCAGTTCTTGTGCTTCATCGTAAACGACTAAACTGATGCCATCAAAACCACGGGCGGCTTGTCTTGACCTTGCGGAAAACTCAATGCTCCCGCCGTTATCAAGTTCAATGCATTCTTCGCCGTTGGTGTATCTGATAGCCTTAACAATATCAGTAATTTCCGGGTGGTTCTTGTCGGTGAACATCGCGGCAAGCCTGCGGAAGCTCTTTTTGCTTGTGCGCACTTGGTGAGCCGTGTGAAGTATTTTTTCACCGTTCACGACAAGGCCGAAAAACTCCCGCGCTTCAAGGCAAACGTTCTTGCCGTTCTGGCGCGGGATGGAAAGCCCTGCGGATGTAACGTTGTATTTGCCGTTTTCGTCTTTGCCAAGCCAGCAATCAAGAATCGACTTTTGCCAATCGTCAAGCGCATAGCCGTAAGCCGACATGAGCAAGGCCGCGTCTTCGCCGTCAGTCTGGACGCGGTGCGGTTCAACCGCAATGCGCGGTTCCTGTGACCCTCTCATGCTTCCTTGGCCTCATGCTTGGAACGGATCATTTCAAGAACCGTAACCTTTGCCTGCGGGGCTTCGGCCTGCTTGATTGTGTCGATTTCTTCCATGACTTCACGGAGCTGCTTGCTAAGTGGTGCGATGTCCCGCGCCGATTCAGTCTGCTCAATGGCGGTTGCGAGTTTATGGCGAAGCGCAACAAGCGTTTCAAGCCTGTTTCCGCTGTCGGTTACAGTAACAAGAGATTTTTTCCCGGCCATTTTCTCGCCTCCTTTGGCGGTTTTGGGCTTCGGGGGTAAATCGGCGCT